ACTGGTAGCCCTTGAAGCACTGGGGGAGAAATGAGAAGAGCCAGAAAAGCAATACCAAAGGCTGTTAAGGATGAAGTCAGAGCTATGTTTGATGGTCGCTGTGGTTACTGTGGTGAGGATATGGATACCATGCACGTAGACCACATAAAACCAGTGAAGTTTGGTGGCACCAGTGATAAAGATAATCTTATGCCAGCATGTGCCCAGTGTAATAACTATAAGTATTACTTCACCCTTGAGCGATTCAGAAGGAAGATCCAGTTCTGTGTCAGTAAAGCAAGAAGGGCAAGTGTTGCTTTTAGATTTGCGGAAAAGTTTGGCTTGGTTGAAATAATAGATAAGCCAGTTAAATTCTTATTTGAAAGGTGGGAAGAATGAGCGTAGATAAAGCAAAAATATTAGAAGCAATATTCTTATTGCGTGACGATATAATGAACAACCCAATTGCACAATCATCCAGAGTAGTGCATCAGGAAACAATAAACGGTAATGAATACTTTTATAGATTAGAAGTAACTAACCATGCGTTGATGCATGCGTTGATGCCAGAAGAATGGCCCGATAAAGATGCCCTGCCTATAAAGGGTGATGACCAGTGCTAGGGATGGAGTGGACACAATGGGCAGAGCCTGGAGTGATAGTTCAATACCCACAAAAGCATGACATCAGGGTAGGTGAAGTGTTTTATATTGAGGGTGAATTAATTCATATAATGAGCAGATATGGTGAGTATTGTGAAAGACACATCAGTCAATTAACTAGGCACTGGCCTTTAACTGAAGAAGAAAAGGAAAAATATAAATGGAAGATGGAGCAAGCTACGACGAAGGACAGATTATCAAGCTTAGTGAGAAGATTAGAGAAATCTCGATCCACGGATATATCAGCGGAAAAACAGTTACTTCCATTGATGCAACAATTAGAAAAAGTGTTCGGATCTGGTATAGAAATAGAATACACTCCACCAAATCCGAGCGAGAATGGCTTGCCGAAGGATCCGCACGTAGATCTGCCATTGCCGCCCCTATGACTAATTGATACTATAGGTTATGGAATTTGAAGACGACGATGAGAGTATGTATGAAAGCCCAGAGTTTGAGATCCTAGAAGATTGGATTGATGATACTGGGTGGATTCATTACCACCACTCCGATGATCAAAGACATTTCAAGGATGGGTTTGGAGATGCTCCTCATCACACTGGGTTTTGGATGAGTGGATTAATACTGCTTGATGATGAAGATGAGTTCATTGCTGAGAGTTTCTATAATGGTTTTCAATTAAGATTACAGCCTGATGGAACATTGATCAGGCATCCTAGGATATTAGACGATATGGATAGACCAGTAGTTATAAATAGAGATCAGATGACCCCTATATTATTTGCTGTTCACCACTATAGCCCAGAGATAGCCAAATCTTTATATAATAATAATAGACGAAATCTCACCTTACTGCCATTGCATACTAGTTTTATGTATCGTTGTATGGGAGTTAAAAAGAATTATTTATATAGATTGTTTGGAGATTTTTTAGAAATCTGGGACACTATATTTGATATATGGAATTTACATATGGGAAGGAGTCGGGAGTTTAGGAATGTCTTTGTTATCGAGGGGGGAGATAAGTATAAGATCAATGGAGTTGACTCAAGCATTATTAAATCCTACTACCGATCCGTTATTTCAAGACTTAGATATCCAACTTTTCTTGCTCATTGGAATGCCAAGCTTTTGTCATGGGCAATTAACGTACAGGCTTCCTTTTCAAGATACTTCACACTCAGACACAACGACATTGACTCCCCTCCGCCGATCCATTTAGTGTGGTTTCGGGTTTACGATAAATACAAATAAGTATGATTATAGACCTACCTTAATTTAGGTATCTCTTCTTCGTAATCATCTTGATTGGAACTGACGCTAATTGTGCGAATGGTTCTTCGTCTTCTTTTCCTGGTGGAGTGAAACAACTGCACAGAAAGAGATAGTCTTTGTCCTGATGTACGATATAGCCCACATCGAATCTTACAACCCTTAGTTTGTAGTCTGATTTCTTGACCTCCTTGAGGGTGGCCTCTGAAGTACAAGCAGCAGCATCAAGCCACTCCACTTCCATTATTCTTGGCTTCTTCACGCATTCATATCCTGTTCTGAAATCTGCTTAAAACGGGTTTTCCCGTCATTGCACTTCAGTAATATTGTAAATCCAAACATGTGTTTGGGGAAGAGTGTCATATCTTTTAAATACCCGACTAAACTTTTATCTTGGATGCATCCATTCTCAAGTCCAACATGAAGGCCGTTAGAGGTAGAAGCGTACCCTGGAGGGTGATGGGTGTGCCCAGATATTACATTCATAGAGTGGAGCTCTGCGAGCTTTCGGGGCACTGTGGTGGCTATTTTAGAGTAGTTCCTAGGGTGAACTATGGCCCAAGTCTTATCCTGACAGAGAATAAAATTCCTACTAGTGGTCAACAGATGGGTATCAGGTATATGTCCTCTTATATCTGATCTGAGCATTTTCATAAGATCATCAAATCCGAGGTGTCCATTTAGGGCTTTCATGAACCTTTCGTCGTGATTACCTGCACACATGTAGATGTAGTCAAATAGTTTGTAGAGCGCACGAAGAACTATAGCTCCATCCTCTATAGATTTCTTAGCATCAGAGTCTTTGTTGTTGTGACCAAATTGGGAAAACATCGACAGGTCTAAAAAATCACCACCAATGATTAGAGCTATTCTTTTATTAGGGTTATCTAGTCTTAGTTTGTAAGCCTGTCTTAATACTTTCTCTAGCCAGTGCTCAGAATGAAATGGGATGTGTACGTCAGTTATTACAATGGCAATATCAAATTCAGCGTTGAGTGGCCTAACCAGTGGGACCACATCTTTTCTCTTACTGGTTTTGATTATTTCAATAGATTGTGATAGAGGATCTTCTTTCATGGGACGGACCACCGCCTTTCCTTGCGTTTCATTAGTCCATAAGGTTTTCAGGTAGGCAGCTTTGCCCTTGCATTTTTTAGAACAATATAGGCGAGATTTGTGTTGACGTTTGAACTCCTTCTGGCATTCCTTGCATTTAACTACCATGCGTTAATTGTATAGGTATTTTTGGAAAACCGAAGAAAAAAAAACTCCCTTGACCATGGATAGCCAAGAGAGTATCTAAAAAGTGAGCCTTTTAAGAATGAGATGAATCTATCAATTCAATTCCATTCTTTCAAGGTATTAAAGCAGGGACCCAGTGGAAAGGGTTCGGATCACCCGATAAGTTGCGATGAGGGGTGGTGTGCAAGATATTTCCACCCTGGACTCAAGGGTACTAAGAAGAGAAATACTTAGAATCTTGAATACTGGGCACCGAACTAGATCTTCTGAATATGTGGGGGGTTTGGGGGGTTGTGCCTGGATCTAAGGGTACTAATACTACATAGGCCAATATAGGAGATAGAGATGAAGACATATTTCACAGTAAAGCATAAAGACGGAAGTTATTTTAATGAGCAGGGTTCAGCATCAAATATCAGTTGGAGAGGGCTAGACTCCATCTTTCTGTTGTTTGATAATCCTCGTTCAGCTCAAGATGTAGCTAGATATGGCGACAGAGTGATTCAGGTTAGTGTTACAGAATCTCAAACTTACGAAGAGGGCCAAACCTTTGGTGAGGGTGAAATAGCTAAGATTGTGAGGGAGTAAGGAGAATGGATACTAATGTCTAACAATTGTTGGTATACACGAGGCACAAAATACATTTGAGTTTTCGGTTTTTAGAACCTAGAGTTTATAGATGGAGAAACTATGCGAACATCCTCAGCTAAAGCCAAGGGTAGAAGACTTGCCCAGAAATGCAGTGACCTTATTCTTTCAAGGCTACCCATCAAAAAAGAAGACGTTACTGTTACTCCGAGTGGCGTACCTGGTCCTGACCTTACTTTTGGCAGTAGCGCCAATGGTGTTTGGCCTTTTGATGACATTGAAATAAAGAACCAAGAAACAGTTTCTATTTGGGCATGGCTTAAACAAATGGAGAAAAGAGGGGACAAGGGGTTGCTTGTATTCAGTAGGAACAGAGCACCTATCTATGCTGCTTTGAGCTTCGAGCTTCTGTTGGAGTTGACAAAAGGCTATGCATTCTATCTAGCAAACCATTCATCCGACCAACCTTCACAGCAAGAAGGTCCATCTTCGTATCCATCTCCCGAACAGTCTCATGAATCTCCCGAGCGTGATCTTTAGTTTCAAAGGTAGTAAAAGCATAAGCAGTTGCACATGCAATGCTAGTGATTAATGTAGCAATAGCAACAATAGTCCTGAATGGACTGATAAATATTAGATTTCGTTCTTTACGCATGATCTGAATATCTCCGAAATTCTACCTTCACTCATGCATACATAACCACTAGGCAGCCCAGTTGGAATTGACTCTGTAACTACATTGTCGTTACAAATTAACTCCCCATCAATAGACTGACAAATCATGTCACCCCTTGTTAGCCCTCTTGTTGGGCTGGCGCACGAGCTTATCAAGAGACTTCCTAACACCAGTAGCGTTTTTATTTGCCAAGGCTTCATCGAATACCTCCATGTCTTTCTCGGCCTGTATCTTTTCCTTCTTCCTTGTCTGCTCAAAGAAGAAAGCCCTGGCGAACACTTCACCTAGAGCCTTAAGAATTTCAACTAAGACCTTCATTACTTAATCTTCTGTGGAAGGACTCTGTCCAAACCATCAGCAACCTTACTTAGTATTGACCCAGCGATTCTAATCATTGAAGCAATACCATGAGCAATAGATAGTGGTTTCTTAGATGGAATCATTCTTAATACAAACTCAAGAACAACACCAAGCCCACCTATAATTGCACCATCCATAAAAGCACCGAGCTTCTCAGCAATAGCCTGCATAGATGAAGGGAGTGCCTCAAACCATTCAGGCTTTACAACCTCTGGAGCTATCTCTTGAGCAAATACCATTACCGGAAAAACAACTGCAATAAATAATAGGGTTTTCATACTATCTCCTTTTTAATATATTTCTTAATTATATTATCATCTTGTAGAGCCATCCACAAAACCAGATCTGCTGACCTGATATTAGGGCAGCTTTTTGATTGTTTCTTGGCACTGTCAAACTCATAATGGCAATAGATATCATGGTATCCAAGGTCATATAGGCATCTTATCCCTTCAAACCAATAAGCAAATGCTCTAAATGCCCTCCATGTAAACTTGTCAGTTCCCGCAAAACAGACACCAAGATTGCCCGTGTTCGCCCCCTTAACATGAGCCCCAACTGTGTGGAGGTCACGCCCTACAGAGAATTCACCGTCTGGCTGAATGACTCCATGGTATCCAATGTCATCGAAGCCTCTGTCTTTGTGCCACTTCCTAATTGTTTCGGTTTCACACCTGACTCCATTTTTTGTTACTGAACAGTGAACAGTTACCTTTTCAATTAAATGTTTCATTAATCAGCTTCTCTTTTAATAGTAAGGCTCTTTGGTTTATCCCTAATATCAGCCCTGTCTATAATTGATCTCTGTTTATTGAGTGGTATCTTCTCTGGTCTGGCTGGGCCATTGAGTATAAGTTTTCTGACAATATCATAAGTAACTTCGTTACGCTTGTTCATCATGCCCTGAGCCTTAGCTCTTTCAGTTGGAGCAAGGTCACTCTTATCTAACATTAAAGTTAATGACTCTCTCATCTCTGGGTTGATAGCTATTACCCCAGATACTTTAGGTGCAAACTTCTCCCAAAAGGATCTTAAGCTTTGTTGAAGTTCTTGCTTCATTCCTTTAGGTAAACTCCAAGACTCAATATCTCTAATGGTAGGTGGGTTAGGACTCTGAGCTATCTTTAAAAGCATCTCTCTTGATGGACCTGCTCCCCACTTTCTAACATAAGCAGTGGCACCCAAACCAATAGCAGACAGAACTCCAGCACCAATACCTGCTCCTGCTGATTCTCTGCCTGACGATTCAGAAGCTAAGGATCCAATGGTAGTAAGACCACCAATAGTGACAGCACTTACACCCATCCAAATAGCAATATTACTTTTAGATACTGGATTCTTTTTTAAATCAAACCGATCAAACTTTTGTTGTAGTGTTGCTAGATGTAGTAGATCTTCCTCACTAGGTATTTGATCTGAGATATTACCAAGTTTAGTCCCAGCACGCTTCTTTAGGTTATCCCAACCAGATATATAAGCATCAACCACACCAATTGAATCACGCTGAGTTAATTTTTCAAGCTTATCAATACCAGCTCTGAACGTCTGCATTTGCATCTGATCAGTTATAAATGGTTTGTATTGATCTCTTCTTTTAGCTTTCTGTTCTAATGTTTCAGTAGCTAACGCTGCCGCCTCTTCTTCAGAGGCATGCCTTAACTCTTTACCTAAGCTTTTCTCTTTATCTATTACACTGCCGAACTGATCAATCTGTCTTGTCTTGTCGAGTGTTCCTTTTATTTGAGTTAAACCTTGAAGTTCCTCAAGTATCTCTTTACCATCTTGTCCAAGTAACTCAGACATATCACTAATAACTTTGTTCGGACTTCTTGCACCTCTTGCTGCTGCAGCCACTGAGTTAATAGCTTGCTCTTCTGTTGAACCAAACTTTGCCTTGGCTTGTTCAGCAACTCTTGTGAATTTAGCAGATTGATTCATCTTAGCTTTATACTCAGGACTGAACTGCTTTAAGTTCTGGTCAATAATAGTTCTGATGTTAGCCATAGCAACACCAGCTTCACTATTCTTTCCACCCTTTTCAAATCCAATAGCAGTGATAGTTGAGTCTATATCATCGAGCATTCTTCGTGCTCTGCCAGGGCTTATGTCAATAACACCTAATTCGTTGCCCTCTTCTTTGATAAGCTTCTCGTAAAAATCAACTACCTCTAAAGCTTTTTTTCTTGTAGGAGATTTCTGTCTCTCAGAACCGATCTTTTTTCTGACTGATTTAAGGTAGCTACCAAAGGTAAAATCCTCTTCACCTATCCTTACACTTCTACTGATCTGTAGTCTGGATCCTTCAGGTAGAGCTGATATAACATCAAGGGCTTCACCTTTAAACTTAGTCCCAATGTTACTGACCTTCTCAATACCACCTAAAATATTATCAACAAGGGTTGCGCTTGGTACTGCAGCTCTAGCCTCAACAAGTCGTCTTGCCATGGACCCACGAAATTCTTGTCTGGATTCACGCAAAGCAGACTTCATCTTTGGAGACATTGCATTATTACTAATGAGCTGCTCTTCGATAGCTTTAACTCTTAGATCATATAAATCTTTAGACGACTGAAAGTTAAGATCACCCTTATCCATGAACTCAAATACTTTATCTCTTGCATTAGATAGATTGGATTCAACTGTTTCAATAGCTTTAACTGCGTTTCTTGTCGCACCCTGGATAGTCTTAACAAGGAATGCTTCATCTCTAAGACCCTGAAATATATCTCTTGGCTCGAAGGCTTCTTCAATAAGTGACGGAGGAAGTTCCCCAACATTCTCAGCAGCCCACCTCTTAAAGCGAGTCTTCATGTTCTCAAACTTACCTTCTCTACGAAGAACCCTGCTTACTTGGCCAACTTTCTTCCCAGTGAATGCTACCCCTTGTCCAATCTTTCTTAGTGCAGGGATACCTAAACTCTCAGAGAATACGTCAACACCAATAGAGGCTCCACCGAATATAGCTTCTGTCTCTAGGTCACCTACCTCACTACCAAGACCAAGTGTTTCTCCTGCAGCTCTTGTGACTAGGTCTGCCCCTGCAACCCCCACACCTTCTAAGCCACCCATGATAACTTTTTGTCCGAAAGTCTCAGCGACCTCTTGACCTAAAATCTTCTTGGCAATGTTCTGACCACCCTTTGTACCTATAGATATAGGGGAGGACGATAACATCATCGGAACAAAATCAAGTAGAGCACCACTGACTGGATTGTCTAACTTAAACTTCTCCATCTCCAGCTCTAGGTTTTCAATACTCTTGCCGTGTGCTTGCTCAAAACTATTAATTGCGAACTGTCTATAAGTTTCCCAGTCAACACCTGAACCTTGGAGTTTCTCAACCATTGCTTGAACTGATGGGTGGTTTGGATTATTGGCTCTTAACTCACGAAGAAAACTAGCACCAGCACCAGGAGGCATAATTCCTTTTTCTCTTAACTCTGAAAATGCTTCACCCCAAGCGTTGGCTCCCTCTACTAACTTAAGACTTCCACCAGTCACTGCCTTTGTTGCCAGTGCTGAAGCAGCCTTAAACTGTGTACCTGCATCTTGTGGACCCGGACCTATACCTGGTCCTGTTTGTGGGCCTATGGTGCTGCCATTAATAACATTTATGTTTGGATACTTAGCATTGAAGTTTGCTCGGGTTAAATCTCCGAAGTCATCAGAAACCTGACCTTCAAGATCGTGTACTCCTATATCTCTTATTCCAACCTTACCCTGTTCACCACCAACAAATTTATCAGTCTCTTGAGGTGGTGTTACACCACTCTGCCTGTGTGCTATTGAAGGATCTCTTTGTTTCTCTACTTCTATGATTTCTTCATCAGCCATTACCTAAGTCTCGCTCTCTCTTCTTCTCTGAATTTATTTCTGTTGAACCTAGACCTTGCAATTTCACCTTGTCGTCCTAAAGAACTCCAACCAAGACCCATACCTTTTGGCATTCTTAGTTGGTCCTCTTGTAAAATTGTGTATTCAATTCTTTCAAATGTTTCAGCAAGACCCTCTGCACCACCTGCGAGAATTGTCTCTATAATGCTGTTCACATTCTTGATGGACTTTTGGATAAACTGAACATCGGCAGGGTTAAGAACACCGAGGTTACGCTTACTACCAATAACAGCAACCAAGTCACCTAAGCGTTTTTCTGCGACTGCTCTCTCTGGAGAACCAGGACGTAATCTGCTAAGAGCATCCTTACTGTTGAGCAGATTAATTAGTGGGCCTGTTCCATTGGTAATAGTGCTCGCAAAACTGTTTAATGTTTCCTGCAACTCTCTTTTTTGTGTTGCGTCTAAATACACAGACTGGGTCAGTAGCTTGTCATAAACTCTTCCATACCTAATACCGTCTGCGAATCTAGACAACTGAAACTGTGGACCTTTAACTTCTCTAGCAGCCGTGGCTGCCTCTGCGGCTGCAGTCATTTTCTTGAGAGCTAGTGCAGCCTCTCTTGCTTTACCTTTGTCTGCAAGAGCAGCAGCACTAATTATAATCTGTGCGGCATTGGATCCCATCTTAGCTTTAAGATCAGCAAGCTTAATGCCACCAGTTATCTTAGCCTTGTTGAATGTGTTGAAATCTTTTACTGTCTGATCAATAAGCTTATTTAAATTCTTTGATGAATGCTCGGCAGCTATACTGCCAGCCTCTACTCCTCCTATAAGAGTAGCCGCAATAGGAGCAGCTAACCCTGTGATAGCGCTCTCTATAAGAGTTGGTCCCTGAAACTTTTGAGACAGCATCTCGTTAATCTGATCCTCTGCTTTAATATTTGCATCAGACAAAATAGTGAGCGCCTGAGTGATAAGCCCACCAAAGTTCTTTTGGCTCTCCTCATCTGATAAGTCGTTAGATATATTATTTATAATGTCCTGTGGTATACCACTAGGTTTCTTGGCAGGAGCCTTTTTGCTATCAGGACTACTAACAGCCCTTGTAGTAACGTCTGGTTTTTTACCAGCAAACTGAGATCTAAGCGCAGCAATCTCTTCTGGAGACATGTCTGCTAAAGCACCAGTCTGAATTAACTCCTCTGAAGATGGAGTGTCTTTGTCTAATCTAAAAGTTCCTGGAGCAGATAAATTATTAGCAGCTATACCTAAGTCAGATATACCAGCACCCTGTGGATATTCTTTTGTTGGAGACATCTGTAAAATACCAGACTGTTCTTCAATATCATCTCCACTCATATCTTTTAGTAGCTCTGGAATATCTGGGTCTGCTTGGGCTACTCCTCTAAATGTTTCTTCAAGCTCTGCTTTCTTATCTTCAGGTAGTGAGGAGAACCTTTCAATTCCACCATCCCTATCTTGAAGGATGTCTTGTATAGTTGTGGATCTCTTTTGAATCTCATCCTTCTTAGCAATCTCTTCTTGAATACTTGGCTGCTTAGGAGCCCGTGGTTCAACAATCCCTTGAACTACATCTTGAGCTGTTCTTTGCTTCTCCTCTAGAAAATCAGCCATTACTTCTTACCTCCACCGCCATTTTGAGCTTGTTTAGCTCCAGTAATAAGACCAATAGCAGCACCCCTATCAGCAGAACCAAGAGCAGCCTCACCAAGTTGCCTTGCCAAGAATCCAGCCCTCTCTCTACCAAAGGTACTTTCTAACTGATTCAGTGCCTCTCTTCTCCCTGCTATATCCTGAAGTAATACTCCTCGCTCTACATCTCCTCTAGCGCCAAGACCTGCCTTTAATACATCGGCTTGCTGTGCGCCTGCCTGAGCCCCTCTAACCCCAGCTTGACCTTGTGCTCCCCTGAGCTGTCTTAAAGCTGTAGACTCAGCCCTCTGTACATTTTCAGTGCCTGCCTGTGTGAGATCATTTCTCTCTTCTGGAGTGAGGCCAGCTAGTTGCTGCTTTCTCTGTTCTATAATTGATTGTAAGTCTGTTGGGCCAACTTGAGCGAACTTCTCACTGGCAGCCTTACCACCCTTTTGAAGGTCTTCAGCTCTTTGTTGACCAAAGTCTCTAGTAACATCCTTTACCTGACTCGATAAAGTGATCTGGCCTGGTCCACCACTAACTGCTGTTCCTCTGCTACCACTACTTTTACTTGACATGTGTGCTCTCCCAGTCCATTTCCCAAGTGATCATTTCTTGGTTTTCATGAATCTTTTTTATACGTTCCGCAATATGATAGAAGAGTCCACTAGGTGGGTGCTCTTTTCGAGTCTGAAAGATTACCTTCTTAATTGGTTTATTCACACCATCAATCATGCGCTGTCCTAATCCAAACTTCAGGTAATCAGGCAACATGTACAGCCCCTTGACTAATATTACGCCATCAAATGGTATCTGGTAAATCAGAAACCCTATAATCTTACTACGATATTCAACAACCCTAATATCACAGCCAGTAGCCCAGTAATGAGTAAGGGTAGCTTCGTGTACCCTAAGTCTCCCTGTTCCAACGGTAATGATACGGTTGTGTTCTTCAGGGTAGACTGTTTCCCAGTACTGCCGGAACACTTCTGCAAGTTCGTTGTACTTTTCACTCTCAACATCCGGCTCTACCTCAAAAAATACACTGTGGCGGTGGCAGTCCCAGCGCCTAAGTTTTTCAAATAAACGAAGTTCAGATCCCATGGGGTATCTCCATCAACAATATTACGACTGTCATCGTTCCCTCGAAGAATCAGTCTCTGTGTTGGAGCTCTATCCCTGAGCTCGTTCCTTATCTTTAATTCAGCACCAGCAGCTATAGATACATCAGTTTTAAATCCATCAAAGTTATCCTCAAATGACAACCTTTCTAGTCCAATATTTAATTCCTTTAATATCTTACCAAGATCAACAGAGATATACTCAAACACTCTTGGAAGGGTGGGAGTCTCACCAAATCCTTTAAGCTGCTTGAAGAAAGTAAACTTCATTTAAGGAATCCTTTATATGGTGTGCTCGCCTGTATCTCCCATGCAGTTATAATAGGAGTTGCTTGATGCTGACTGTTGAGCCATACAATCCTCAATGCCTTAGCCTTTTGAGGACCAAGCCTTAACTTCCTATGAGGTTCGCTTAGATCTCCCCATGGAAAGTCACCCCATGGACCATCCCCCCAACCCAAAGAGCTAAAACAAAACTGTCCAGAAGCACCACCGAAACCATCAACAAAATCTAGCTCGGCAGCCCAATCTATATCAGGGGAGTTGTTTGGGATAAGTTCAACTGAGAATAATTTAAGATCTAAATACTTCTTAAAAACACTAGGCTCTCCCATGTGTTCCCACTGACTCTTATACTCAAATACAATAGCCTTGTTATGATCTTCATAATCCCAGGAGTCGTTATCTTCTTTAAATCTGTAGAGGTTATAAACTAAATTACTTGCTGTTGAAGAATATCTTCTCTCTTGAAACCAGATAGCTTTATTAAGCTCAACAGCACCACCACCAAAATCAATAGTGTCCCACTTTAGCCAAGCATCCCTTGTATAATCAAAAGCAAGAACGATACTGTTTTCATTACTATATATATCAGCCCCCACAGTAGACTCGGCAGGAAGAAACAAAAGATACTTCTCTCCCAAGTTATCATGGACAGCAAATGCCTTACTAAGGTTGTAGACCTTTTCTCCAGTAACCCCGATCTGGTCAAATATTGGGTCCACCCTTGACGAGTTTTCTTTGACATCGTTTGCAGATACTCCTAATGGTTTTGGGAGTTGTCCCGAGACAAGAAATCTAGGGCCTTCTCTACTAAGGTAATACACAGCACCACGAACCTCACGCAAGGTGTGATGAGAAGCCAACCCGACGTTGTGAGAAACATGGTCAACACGGATATTCCCTGCAGCAATATCCCCACTGATAAGGCTATAACTAAAATCAAGGAATATAGCGAAAGTTTCATTATTAGGGGAGATACCTTTAATGCGATCTCCAGGAATCCCTTGGGTGTCGATACTGTTTCTGTCACTCGGGAAGAATTCTGGCCCATCTACATCACTCCAATACAATGTTCTTGGAGCGTTAAGGTTACCAGCAACAAGTAAATGATTTCTCCAAGCTGATAGGTATCTTCCTCTAGGAGGTGGACTTCTATCAGTAGCTGGTGGTATGAACTCTGCTCCAAGATTAGCATCTAATACGTCATCAAAGAATACCTGAGTTGGATTAAAACTATCATTAGGAATTTCAGCAACAAGAAGAGATATAGATGGAGTACCTGCACTAGTCTTGTTTCTATAGACTGCTATTCTTAAGTTGTTAGATATTACTGACCCATCTGTAATAGCAATAGAGTCAGTGTCTGGATTATCAAGAGAAATACTAGTGCCAGTAGTTGCCACAATTTCACGTTCTTCATAGTCTCCACTATCAGTATTAAGAAAGTATGCAGTGTTCCCTACTATATGTGTATGAGTACCACCTGAGCCATCATCAACAGTAACAACAGCAGGGTTTGCTGCAGAAGAAACATAAGCTCCGTCAGCAATAGCACAACCAGTATTATAACCAGTTCCTGCCTCTATATTCTTAACTGTTACGTTAAAACTTTTATCTGTAGCAGTAGTATTTAAACCAGTTAAAACAGTGGCTGAGTTTCCTTCATAGGAGTTTCCACCTGCATCCTTTTGAATATAACTAACTGTATGAAAGTAGTTAGTACCAACAACTAAACCAGTTACAGGGACAAGAGCAGTAGTAACAGTAGGATTAGGAAGACCAGCATAGTAAAAATTCTGACCATCATATTTATGAACAGGGTCATAACCATTACTTAAATATAAGATGTTATTAATCTGTGCATGTGATGCTAACTCAAATGCTGAGTCATTCTTATTAGTAACTGATCCAGGCATGCCAGCACCACTTGCTGTATTAACAGCGTCCCAAGAGTAGGCAATTAAGTCTAGATCATTACTGCCTGATAAATTATGAGCTCTCACTATCCCAGCAAAAGCTGCAGGCACAGTTGCACTTCCAGTCACCGCAGCAGTGAAATCAGTTAGGGCAGTTATTGCCGAAGCCAAATCAGTGACGGTAACAGGCACCAATTCATCAACACCTACACCTAAACTAAACGTCAATAGTGTGACTAATCCCTCTTCAACTGTGCATAAGAACTCGTCAGCAGTTTCATCAAAAAATAAAGAGATAGATGCAAATGGATCCACACCTGTGTAAGACACGGCAATTTTTGCCTCAGTTAATCTATTTAAATCTGCATCGAGTGTGAGTAACTCTGGAGCTTCCTTGCTTATCAAGGAGTAATCAACTGATACATTTTGAAAAATCTTTAGAGCTTCCTTGCTTGTCAGTGGAGTAATCTTTGCATAGACAAATGTACCAGAACCACCATTACTGCCAGCTCTTGCTTGATAACCAAGTCTCTTAGTTATTGCCCCTGTTTTTGTGTACTGAGCATTTAATGTATCAGAAGCAAATTCAATAGGACGAACCAGATCAGTAGACTTAAGATCCAGGCCAAGGAAGTTGTTATATCTTTTATTTAGTATTGGGGGTGCTGCCATTAAGTATCGCCCTCTGATCCTAAAAACTGATCATCCAATATTGGGATGTAATTTACATCAGCATCAGGCACAGAGAAGCTTTCAACTATATCAGTCTCAAGAGCAAGTAGTTCAGCTTGGGCTTCAGTGCTATCAACAGAGCTATCCCTTTTAAATATCTTCCAGTTGCTATAAGCCACAAGGTATCTCTCAACATTATCTGGTAACTGAGAGTGGGTAGTAGATTCAGTGCCTCTAACAGCATAATCGCCAGAGGAAATAGTCTCACCAGTTTCATAAACAAACCCAGAAGTAACTGTAACAATCCCTGTTAATGCATCAATGTCATCAATAGGTATGTTCTTCATCTTTATGTTGCCATTCTTATCAACAATACTGATGAAGTTTTCTTCTAGCAGCTCTGTTTTATCTATTGATGTAGTGCTGTCTAAAACAATCCTGTTATTAATAAAAGTGTTGGTTGTTGTGTTTAACTCTGAACTAGGAACCCACGTAGAATCAACAGTTCCTCTCCTGATATCTAACTTCGGGAGCCTTTTTTGATAGGTGACCCTGATTTTTCCATTGGTATCTGGCGCAGGCTGAAGAAGTATTTCTTTGTTCCTTCTGATGTAAAAAGATGGGTCAGCAGTGAACCCAGAGGTTCGTTCCCTTTTAGAGGCTTTTTTAATGGTATAGTATTCGTCCGTCCCACCCGAACTTGAATATTCCACCATGTCAATTCTAATGCCAAGGAACGTGTCTGAGGGGAGAGAGTAGATTTCTTGACCAGCGACAGCGTTAATAACTTTTTCAGCTTGGAAGACATCAGCAAACTCTACCTGTATCAAAGCTTGGATTCTTTCCTGTCCTGCATTCAAGTACTCTATAAACTCTTCTGTTAAAATACCCCTGGTGTCTGAGAAGTCTTCGTTCTCTGTGTTCCTTCGGGATTGTGTGATTAAAAGGTCTAACCTTCTCATTCATCTTCATCCTTTTTCTTCTTGAGTTTCTTTATGTTCTCAATATCAGCTTTAATCTGAGCCTTCATAGCAGGGCTTTCAGGCTCACTCTTTCTCTCTAACTTCTTTTTCTTTATACTTAGTGTCTTCTTGATCTTCTCAACTTCAGAAGGTGTAAGAACACCCAGAGATTTATCGTCATCATCCTTACTTTCAGACTTTGACGGATTTTTATCGTCACCAAATCTAAGAGCACCTAGTAACTTTTTCTTCTGCTCTAGATCCTGTTCTGAAAGCTTCGTATTATCCTCACGAAATTTATTCAGTACTTCTCTGATTCTTTTCTTACTAGCCATTATCCCCTCACACTTCCTCGGATACCTGCAATGATATCCTGAATAGCACCTTTAGTTCCTGAAGCCAGTAACTCACCAGCTCTTGCTTGCGCCTTAAGACCTTGCATAGCTGCCTCACGTTCCTGCTTTGCTTTAGCTGCTCTTGCACCAAGAACACCAACAAGAAGACCAGAAGCTGCTCCAACAGCAGCACCACCAAGACCACCCACCATCGCACCAGTAGTTCCACCCTGTATAGTTTTACTAGCTATAGAAGCACTTGAATTACCACTTGCTGAAGTAGAGGCTGAGTCTGCTATGCCTTTTGCTGCTGCAGTAGAAGCATCTGAACCAGTAGTATTAACCTCTGGAACTGGAGCCTTACCTGCTGCTGAATTCTGTGCAGCCAAGGCAGCTATTTTTTTATTTAAAGCATCTAACTCAGCTTGTTGCCCCTCTATTTCAAGTTTATGTGGGGATGATCTTAGGTCAGCCATTAATACTCCTTCTATAAGTAATCTATGTCCCAATCACCAAAGTAATTAGTTCCATCGTAGTAAAGCATAACCTTGTCAACAGCATCATCAGTAAGGCTTACTATAGGCTTTTGCCCACCAGGCCACTTAATGTTGGCGGCTGGCTCCCATATTACATCCCATGGTGTAGCACCCTGAATAATAAATACTGTATATAAAGCACCAACAACAGGGTCCGACAAAGTAAGAGTAACATTTCCTGATGCTCCCCCTAAATCTATAACCTGTACGTTACCAGTATTAAAACTTATAGCCTCAGTTGTTCCTGTCGGAGTTAAAGTAGTTCCTTGTGTCCATCCATAGTTAGCCGCAAGTGCCGAGCTTGGGATTAAATTTCCATCCCCACCGCCAGTATGTCTGTGGTTAGATATCTTAGTCCAAGTAGTGCTCTCTAGCTGGTCAGCCCAGTTAGTAGTTCCCTTGGTAGGAAGGTCTAATAAAATACCAAAATTGATTTGTTTAAAACCCATCTCTACCTCTTAATTAAATAGTTACAGTAGACGTTCTTTGGTCTAGTCTCAGATCCACCAGTAGCTCCGGTTATAGCGGCGCTGGCCGAGACAGACCCACCAGATGCACCCTTTTGATCCACACCAGATGATCCCTGTTCAGGGTGAGTGTGAGACTTAAACTCATCCGTCTGAATAGAACCAACATTGTTATTTATGTTACCACCAGCAGCAGAAAATGCACGAGATCCAGCATCAGGATCATTTCCTGCAGCCCCTGGTCCTGTTCCCATATCATCAGTACCTCTGATGAATCGACCTCTTAAATCAGGGACATTAAAGTTAGTACCACCATCTCCACCGTAAGCATCCCCGATAGCATTATGTAGGATTGTGTCCGTAACTACAGAATAGGACTGGCCATCACAGAAATAGTAACCAAGAGGCAGGGTTGTTCCTGCAAACGGGACCAATGTTCCTGTAGGCAGACTGTCTGATTTGTCTGATTCTGTTTGTGGTTGAACTCGAACATCATCTATATTAACTGTCCAAACACCAGTGGAAACCGTGGCGTTATGTATAATAAGTCTTAAGTCTTTATTAACTCCAACAGTGTAATCATTAACGTATATACCAACACCTGATAGAGCTGGGAGTAAATCTGATGAACTTGATGCCAGCGGCGCTCCTGCTATTACATCCCACATCACGATTCTAATATCGGCAGTGTTGTAACCACCTGCAGTTGAGAAGTTAAACTTTAATTTAATATCTGTTCCAAGATCGGCATTATCTACAGAGAAATCGTAAGATACACCCTCTCCTATATAACCACCTGGATCTGCAGCTTGGTCAATCTGTAAGTCTGCTATGCCTCTAATCGGTACAGTTGTATTTCTAGTAAGTGTTACACCTAGAGGTGTTCCGCCTGTACCGTCATCAGGTACGGAATTAGCAGAATCCTTATAAGTAACCCAACCAGATAAATCAAGCTCTACACCAGAGTTACTAATAAAGTTAATTTCGACACCTTCAAGTGTTGTTTGTGCAATTTGTGACCAGTTGGTGGAACTACCATCATCGTTCTTAATATAAAGTCTTCCGTCTGATCCAGTATCTCTAAGATATACAGAGCCACGTTCAGCATCCTTTGCGACTGAAGAAGGGTCATCAGTACCTGTGAGAATACGAGCATCGTCACCAAGTTTTAATTGGTTCCTGAGTAGCTTTATGAATGTATTATCAAATTTACCTATAGACATTTATTCTCCATTTTAAGATTCTAGGATTCCATAAATAGTGACTGAGCAAAAGCCAAGAATATTGTGCCAGAATGAGTATTAGGTATTTCATGTTATCTCCTTAAATTTCTTTACCCCAAAGGTGTAGGTTCATATCACATGCCCCCGAAACCAATGTCACAAAGGGGTAACCCCCCGCTGGAATTATTACATCCGGTAAAGCAAAAGTCTGACTTTCATTTGCAAGTAGGTGGAACATGTTCGGATTATTATTCCCAAGATAAGTAATAGTCGCTGGAACTGAAGCGGCATCTTGGTCTATAGCACCTGTTGTATATCCCATAGAGAATCCACACACACTGTTTGAGACTTCCTCAACATAAAAACCCTTCAATACAAAAGTCTTTCCCCCCGGAACTACATATCCAGTGGTTGCGGTGAAGTCAGAAAGATCCCTACAACCTGAACTGTTGTTCGCTGACATACTACAGTGGAGCATTTTAAGGTCAGCAGGATTGTCCGTAACTGTTCTAGTTCCCAACTGAAGGCTCGGAATCTTACTCGCGGTCTGCGCGAACACTGGGAAACTCATCAAAAATGCTATTGTTAATAATATCGTTTTCATATTATTCCTCGTATCCATAGATTATCACCTGAGTCTCAAAAGCACCTTGCAGTTTAATATGAGGCTCTTTTCCAGTGGGTATTAAAAAATCTGATGGGTATTCCCCTGAACCAGAAACTTCAGTTCCAGACCCGTATGGGTATTGTGCTGTCAGGCCGCCTTCAAAGATTGTGGTAGTTGGTCCTGCACCAGAGTTTAGCCCTACTGCTGTATCCCCATAACAAAGGGCAACTCCTTGGTCATTACCAGAGTTATTGGTAACTTTAACAGCGTGGACTCTGAAACCTGCTGCACCTGCGGAGGTGTATTGTGTCCCATCCTCCAAGCGCCACTCTGAATAATTGTTGGCTACACTACCGTAGCTCTTCAAAATCTTTAAATTAGTGAGGTCTGTTAACTCTCTACCACCCACAGTTATTTTGGACATTAGACCCTCCGATCCGAAAAAACATTCTACTGATAAATCTTCTACTCCACCTGTGGCTACAGAGACAAGCTCTGCGTAGAATACATCCCCTGCAATACCTGTAAGGCTAACTACTCCACTCGCTGCTTTATTCTCTAAACCACTATTAGATGGAAGTACTATGTCAACTGATGCCGCACTACCACCAAGACCATTACTCCTATGTATTCTAACAGTAGTAGACCCTGCTGTTCCA